AAGAGCAACTACTATTAAGGGCGGTAATACATCAACCGACTCTTCTATCACTATTGCTTCTAACACAACCATCTCACCTACTACATTAACAGTTAGTGCTAACACTACAATTAGTGGTAATGTTATCATTAATACTTCTGGTGCTGAAGTATTTGATATGGGTAATATTTCTCGTATGAGAATGACTGGTGGTTCGGCAGGTCAATTCTTAAGAAAGTCTGGAACAAGTGGTTTAGACTTTGAACCATTAACACTAAGACAAATTTCAGATTTATCATCTAACTCTGCTCACATCATTCTTTCTGGTTCTAATACAACCTTTAGTGATAATGGTGACTCACCTCATTTAAAGTTCGCAGATGTTAATGGTGATACTGTAGAATTGTTTGTTGCTAGTGATGGAACTGCTGGTGATTCAGATTTACACATTATACTTGCTGACGCAAATGGAGACTCAGCAGTAAACATAACAGATTCTTCTAACACAGTTGTTGCTTCTGTCGATTCAGATGGTAATGCTGATTTTTCAGGAACACTAACTGCTGATGGAACAACTACTCTAAATGGTTCTGTAGTTTTAGGTGATGCTGATTCAGATACAATAACAGTTAAAGGTAAGTTCGCCAACCAAGCAACTACTGGTGTTGCTTCATTTAACGGAACTACTCATTTCAACGGCACAACCAATATGAATGGAACACTGAACCTAAACGGAACAGTGAATGTTGGTGATGCTGCTACAGATACAATTACAATCAATTCAACTGCTTCACTAGCAGGTAATACAACAATTGGTGATAGCACTGCTGATACTCTAACAGTAAATTCAAGAGTAGTAAGTCACTTAGTTGCTAATGGTGCTTATGACTTAGGAACTTCATCGTTAGAGTGGAGAAATCTATATCTTGACGGAACTGCGAAAGTCGACACTTTAACTGTTGATGAAAATGCTACTGTCACTGGTAATCTAACTGTAAACGGTGATACTACACTCGGTGACGCAACTGGTGATACAATTACAATTAAGGGTAACTTTGCTAACCAACACACAGAAGGTCTTGCTACTTTTGGTGGTAATGTTGGTGTAGGAACTGCTTCAATCACAACTGGTGTTGACCTTGATGTAGCAAACTCTGCTAAAGTAGGTGAAAACTTAACGGTTTCTGGTAATACAAGTATTACTGGTAATCTAACTGTAACTGGTTCATTTACTGTTCCAGCAGATGCCGCTTTCGAAGCTGCTGATGCTACATTCATTAATCTCCATGTTTCTGGAAACTCTACTATTGGTGATAGTGGTTCAGATATTCATACAATTACTGGTGCTACTACAATAGCAGGTGCTATGACACTAACTGGTAATATTGACCACGCAGGTAATCTCGATACAAGTGGTTCTATATCAAATGACGGAACGGTCGTAATTGGTGCTAATGGTAAACTACACGCAAACAATACAATTACAAACGGGACAATTAGAGATGTTCATTTAGAAAACTCTGGTGTGACTGCTGCTTCTTATGGTAGTGCGACTGCTATTCCAGTGATTACAGTAGACGCAAAAGGTTTGATTACTTCAGCAACTACTACAACAGTAGCAGGTGTAACTGGTATTACATACACATCCTCAAATAATAATATAAGAATTTCAACTGCTGATGGTTCAACATTCGACGATGTTATCGACCCTGCGACAACTTCAGTTAAAGGTGTTGCTTCATTCGATTCTGGTGATTTTGATGTATCGTCTGGTGCGGTATCATTAAAGAACGCAACTACTGGTGCTGTTCTTGCGGTTAGTGGAACATCAAACGAAGTCAATGTATCTCGTTCAAATGGAACAGTTACGGTCGGTCTTCCAGATGATGTTACGGTAACTGGTCAACTTAATGTTGGTGAGAATGTTGTTGTAACTGGTAACCTTACAGTATCAGGAACTACAACTACAGTCAACACAGAAACAGTAAACATTGCTGATAACATTCTTGTTCTTAATAGTAATGAAAGTGGAACTCCTTCACAAAACGGTGGTTTTGAAATTGAAAGAGGAACATCAACAAACAAAACTCTATTATGGAATGAAACTTCTGACAAATGGACAGTCGGTTCAGAAACTTTCGTTGCTGGAACCTTTGAAGGTAATGTAACTGGTGATGTAACTGGTAATGCTGACACAGCAACTGCTTTAGAAACTGCTCGTTCAATTGGTATTTCATTAAGTGGTGATATAACTGGTTCTGCTTCAGCAAGTTTTGATGGTACTGGTGATATTACTATTACTGCTACTAATATGGCAGTTCAAAACAACTCTGTTGATTTAGGAACACACACAACTGGTAACTATGTAAATAATCTTACTGCTGGTGCGTTAATTGATATCAGTGGTTCAGCAGGTGAAGGTTGGTCACCAACAGTTGCGGTAGACTTATCTGAATTAACAGATATGACAGATGCTGCTGTTAGCACAGACGAATTAGTAATTCTTGACGCAGGTTCTCAAAAGAGAAAAGCAATCAGTGAAATTACTTTAGGTTTATTTAACACAACTAATCAGATTGCTCTAGGAACAGACACAACTGGTAACTATATGGCAGATGTTGGTGTCGGAACTGGTTTAGATGTATCACATACTCCAGGAGAGGGTTCTACTGCTACTATCTCACTAGACTTAAGTGAATTAACAACTTCAACAACAAATGGTGATGGTGATTATTTTGTAGTAGTTGATGCTTCTAATGTATCCAGAAAACTTACTAAAGCAAACATTGCTATTTCAGAATTTAATACTACAAATGGTATTGCTCTTGGAACAGACACTACTGGTAACTATATGACAAATGTTTCAGCAGGTGCTGGTATTGATGTATCACATACTCCAGGAGAGGGTTCTACTGCTACAGTTAGTATTGAATCAGACCTTAGAGGTGATGTTGACCAAATTGGTTTAGATACAAACGATTATTATAATATTGATGCTACAATGCATAGATGGTATTTGGATGGTGCTGAAGATATGCGTTTAACCAATAACGGTAATCTTGATGTTGAAGGTAATGTTGTAGCACATTCAACTACAGTTTCTGATAGAAATCTAAAACACGATATAGAAAGAATTGATAACGCATTAGAGAAGATTTGTCAATTAGGTGGTTACACATTTACATATAACAAAGACGACCGTAAAGGTGCTGGATTGATAGCACAAGAGGTTGAAGAAGTCTTACCAAGTGCGGTAACAGAAACAGAAATTCTAAATGTAGAAGGTGTTCATAAAGTATTAGAATACGACCAAGTTCACGGTTTAATTATCGAAGCAATCAAAGAATTGAAAGCAGAGATTGATGAGTTAAAAGGAAATAAATAGTATATGGGTGCTAAAGCAAATATTATAATCGACCAAGGAACAGATTTTTCTACGACGATTACGGTAACTGATGATGACGGTAATGTAACTGACTTAACTGGTTATACTGGTGAAGGTCAGATAAGAAAACATTACGAGTCTTCGGATTCTACTGACTTTACACTTTCGTTTGGTTCTCCGAGAAGTGATGGTGAAGTATCATTGTCTTTAACAAGAATTCAAACTGCGAATTTAGAATATGGTAGATATGTATATGATGTTGAATTAACAAGTGCTGCGAATACAACATCAAGATTAGTAGAAGGAATAGTCACAGTAACACCACAAGTAACGAGGTAACAAAATGGCAATATCTGGTAAAATAAGTTCTACATCATCAGGAATCAATGCTAAGTTTGGTTCTTCAGCACCGACATTAACAATTAAGTCATCATCGGCTGCTACCAGTTTAGGAACTTTAAATGATATTGATTTAACAACACCAGAGGCAGGTACTGCTGGTGCTACACTTGTTTATGACGCTACAGCAGGAACTTATAAAGCAGAAAAAGTATTTGAATACGACGGAAACGAGGTGACCTTACAAGGTGGGAGTTTCTAAATGGCAATTATTTCAATCAAGACCTCGCAGAGTAATAATGCGCCTACGAGTCTTGCGAATGGTGAATTAGCATATTCATATTCATCAAATAAATTGTTTATTGGTCAGACAGATACTTCTACAGATGCTGTAAGTGTTGAATATATTGGTGGTAAATTATTAGTAGATAAAGTAGCAAATCTTGAATCTACAATATTAACTCAAACTTCTACACATTCGAATGTAACAATTACGAATGTGATGACGATTAGTAGTGCTACTAATAATAGTATTTTGTTTGCTAAGGCAGATGGTGTTATAGATTATCTAACTGGTAGTAGTGGTCAGATATTACAGATTGCTTCTAACTCTACACCAACTTTTGATGATTTAGACGGAGGCAATTATTAGGAGATAGATGTGGGTGATTATGTAGATGATGCTGTTGGTTATGCTAAACTTGTTGTTGATTTAAAAACAAGACTTGAACAACAAGAAAAAGAAATAAAAGATTTAAGAGGTGCTCTTCAAATACAAGAAAAAATGAAGATACCTTTAAGTGTGATAAAGCAAGTAACACAACAAACACAAAAGATAGAAAAATTAGAGAACGATTTATTATATTACAAAAGGTTTGTTCCTAAACAAGTTATTAAAGATAGGGAAGGAAAGACTGAAGTTGTTAGAAGAGGTGGTTTAAGTTCAAGTTTGAAAAAGAATAAATAAAGTAAAAGATTAAAAACATTTAACAAAGGAGTCCTTCAATGGCGTCAGTAATTAAACTAAAAAGAAGTAGCACTCAAGGTTCGGTGCCTACTACTTCTGACCTTGCCACTGGTGAAATCGCAGTAAACTTATTTGACCGTAAACTATATGTGTCAAATGGTACTGGCGTCACGGCAATGGGTGGTGAAGACTTTAGACTAACCTCTCAAGACCCAACCTCTGGTGCAGGTGCTTATCTAAAACTATTAGGTGATACAAGTTCAACTTCAAATACAGTTCTACTAAGAGGTGGCACTGGTATTACAGTTGCTCGTGATGGTAATGGTTCAATCTCATTCACCTCAACACAAGGTAGTTCCATTTCAGACTTACAAACTGAAGACGGTAACTTATGGTCAGCAATCACTGCTACTAATACAGCCATTCGTGCTTTAGTTTCTAGTAATGACACTGATATTAGTAACCTACAAACTGAAGACGGTAACTTATGGAGTGCTATTACAGCAACTAACACCGCTATCCGTTCTATCACTACCGCTAATGCTAATGAGATTGGTGATGTATGGTCAGGATTAATAGCAACCAATACTGCTATTCGTTCACTAACAACTGCTAACGCTAATGAGATTGGTGATTTATGGTCAGGATTAATTGCTACTAATACTGCTATTAGAGCATTAACATCTCAGAATGCTACTAACATTGACCAAAAACTTGGTGCTACTGCTACAGTTCAAATTTCTGGTGATGTTGCAGGTTCTGCTTCATTCTCTGGTAACTCAGTAAATGTTGCGGTTACTCAACAAAATAACTCTGTTGATTTAGGAACACACACAACTGGTAACTATGTTGCTACAATTGGTGGAACTGCTAACGAGATTACTGTTTCTGGTTCTGGTTCTGAAACTGCTGCTGTTACAATCGGTCTTCCTGATGATGTATCTATCACTGCTCAATTAAATGTTGGTGAAAACGCAGTAATTTCTGGTAACACATCAGTTGGTGGTAATATGACAGTTTCTGGAGACTTAACTGTTTCTGGTGCTACAACTTACTTATCAACTTCAACTGTTTATACTGATGATGGTATGTTCAAACTTGCTGCTAATAACGCAGGTGATGCTACTGATACTGGTATCTACGGTATGTATGATGATGGTGGCACAGATGAATTTGCTGGATACTTCAGAGATGCTTCTGATGGTATATTCAAGTTCTACACTGGTCTACAAGTTGAACCAACTTCTACAGTAAATGTCGCTGGTGCGGGTTATGCCCTAGCACAAGTTGATGCTGTTATTGACGGTGGTTCATACTAAAAATTAATCAAAAATAAAGAGAGGAGACTTCGGTCTCCTTTTTTTATGTCTAATGTTTTTTGATTATAAATATAGTAAACTGATTACATAATCAGTCAAAAAATTTTAACTGGTCTATATAGACTTTGAACAATTAGGAAACCATACATATGGCATCAATCGTAAAGATTAAACGCTCTGCTGTTCAAGGCAAGGCGCCTACTACTTCTGATTTGGAGGCAGGGGAAATAGCACTAAACACCAGAGATGGTAAGTTATTCTCTTCTGATGGAACTGCTGTATTTGAAATTGGTGGTAATGTTCACTCTATCTCTGTAGGAACTGGTGGTTTAGTTATAGCAAATGGTTCTATCACTTTCCCAACTACAGACGGTTCAAGTGGTCAAGTATTATCAACTGATGGTTCAGGAAATATAACATTTCAAGATGTAGATGCTGCTGCTGACGCAGGTGGTTTTGAGAATTCATTACTAACATCAGTCCCAAGTGGTGATTTGATGGAAGGTGGTAGTGGAACAGAAACCTATGTCGGTCAACTAGGTGGTTCTGGACAAGACCCTTATGGTGTGTCTTTAGCAGACCCTAATTATAGTAATATGGATCCAGTAAGAAGATTTGTAACCGAAGATTTAGGAGCAATTTAAGATGCCTACGATTTTACAATTTAGGAGAGGAACGACCTCACAAGCAGACGGTCATACTGGTTCCGAAGGCGAATTAACGATAGACACTACCCTTGACCAATTAAGAATCCACGATGGTGCTACAGCAGGTGGTTTCAAGGTTGCTCGCCATGTTGATGTTATGGATAGAATGCAAGTTGCTAACGCACAAGCATTATTCGACACATTACAAGCAAACTTAGTTTCAACAACTAATGTTCAAAACTATCTTCAAATGTCTAATGCTCAGGCATACTTTGCTAATACAAATACTTGGATATTAAGAACAGATAGTAATTTAGGTTCAACAAATACTGCTCTTAGAACATTAATTGACGACCGTATGCAGGTTGCTAACGCTCAGGCATTGTTTGATACACTACAAGCAAATCTTGTATCAACAACTAATGTTCAAAACTATATGGCGGTTGCGAATACTCAAGCCCTTGTTAATGCTCGTTTGGGTGCTACTGCTACAGTTACTCTAACTGGTGATGTAAGTGGTTCTGCTTCATTCAGTTCAAATAGTGTTTCAATCACAACAACAATCGCAGACGACAGTCATAATCATACTATTTCAAATGTAGATGGTTTACAAGCAGCATTGAACACTAAGATGGATACATCTAATACTCAGTCGTTATATAATACATTGAAAGCAAATACTGTTCCTTGGACTTCACTAATTTCTACAAATACTGCGATTAGATTATTAGTTTCTGATAGAATGCAGGTTTCTAATACACAGAACCTTATAGCAGCCTATTCAGCAAACAATATGTCTGTTGCGAATACACAAGCATTATATAATAATGTTACTGCTAATCTAAATTCATATAAAGCAAATACTAATCCAAGAATTACTAACATTCTAACAAGTATTGGTAACACTAACACAGCAATTCGTGCTGTCGCAGCCACTAAGATGTCTGTTGCTAATGTTCAAAGTTTAATCGCAAACGAAACTGCTAATTCAGATTCTAAGTTTGCTACTTGGACAGCATTAACATCAACTAACACGGCAATTCGTTCTTATGTAGATTCAGAAGTCGCAGGTTTAGTCGATTCAGCACCAGAGACATTAAACACATTAAATGAATTGGCTGCTGCTTTAGGTGATGACGCAAACTTTGCTACAACACTTACAACTAATTTAGGTCAGAAACTAGGTGCTACTGCTAGTGTAACTTTAACTGGTGATGCCACTGGTTCTGGTTCATTTAGTTCTAACTCAGTTTCAATCTCAACAACTCTTGCTGATACTGGAACACCAACTGGTATATTTGGTAGTTCAACTAAGATACCAGTAATATCTGTAAATAGTAAAGGTCAGATTACAAATATTAGTAATACAACTGTTGCTGGTGTTTCTTCTGTAACATTTACAAGTGGTAATAACAATTTAAGAATTGCTGTTGCTGATGGAACAACACACGATGTTACTATCAGTGTCGGTGATAAGATGACAGTTGCTAATACTCAAGCACTTCATAGTAATATTACTGCCAACTTAAATTCTTACATAGCAAATACTAATCCAAGAATTACTAATATATTATCAAGTATTTCTTCAACAAATACTGCTATTAGAAATCTAGTTTCAACTGAAACTACTGATAGACAAAATGCTGATGACTGGATATGGTCAGGAATTACTGCTACTAATACTGCGATTAGAGGTCTTGTATCAGATGTTGATAGTAGAGCAGATTTACTGAATACCAACTTAACTGCTACTAATACAGCAATTAGGTCTTTAATTACTTCTAACGATACTGATATATCAAATCTTCAAACAGAAGATGGTAATCTATGGTCAGCAATCACTGCCACGAATACAGCAATTAGGTCTTTAGTTACAAGTAACGACACTGATATTAGTAACTTACAAACACTTGTTAATAATAACTTAGCAAATACAAATGCCGAAGTAGATTTACTTAATACAAATCTGACTAATACAAACACAGCAATTCGTGCTTTAATTAGTTCTAATGACACAGATATTTCGAATTTACAGACTGAAGATGGTAATCTATGGTCTGCTATTACAGCAACCAATACTGCTATTAGAAGTATTACAACAACTAATGCGAATAAGATTGCTCAAGTTGAATCTAATTTACTTTCTACTAATACTTCAATCAGAAATGCTATCTCAACTGAGGTTTCTAATTTAGTAGATTCTGCTCCTGGAGCATTAGATACATTAAATGAATTAGCAGCAGCACTTGGTGACGATGCTAATTTCTCAACTACAGTTACTAATAGTATCGCAACTAAGATGTCAGTTGCTAATACAAACACTTTAGTTAATGATAGAATGCAGGTTGCTAATACTAATACTTTGGTTAACGACCGTATGCAGGTTGCTAATACACAAGCACTACATACAAGTATTACCGCTAACCTTAATAGTTATATTGCTAATACTAACCCAAGAATTGCCTCATTTAATTCAAGTGGTAGAGTTGCTGCTCATTTAATACCTGCAGCAAATGTTACCTATGACTTAGGAACAACAGAATTAGCATTTAGAGATTTATATCTGTCTGGTTCAACAATTAACATTGATGGAACATCGATTTCTGCTAACTCAAGTGGTTTTTATTTTACAGACCAAGATAGTAATCAAACAGTTAACATTTCTTCAGAAAATGGTATTATTGTTAATGGAACGACAATTGCTGATGGTACTGGTGCGTTAGACTCAGATGCTATTGGTCAGGGTTATGTTCAATCAACAGTTTACTCTATCCCAACAGACTGGGGTGATGGAGAAACTTATCCAGGACAAGCAGGTGCTGGAACAGATGCTTTTGGTATTAATATTGGTGGATTTATTTATGACGCCATGGAACCATCAGGAAGATATGCAACCGCTTATGATTTTGGGTCAGTAGCATAATAGTATAAATAGAATTAGAAAAATTAGGAGTTTTGAAAAATGCCAACTACAGTTCAATTTAGAAGAGGGACAACCGCCGAGAACGACAACTTTACTGGTGCCGTCGGTGAATTGTCCGTAGATACTACACTAAAACAAGTTCGTCTCCATGACGGTGTAACCGCAGGTGGACATGTTGTTGGTGATAGTGACCACGCAACATGGACAGAATTACTTGCTACCAATACAGCAATCCGTGCTTTGACGACAGCAAATGCTACAGAAATAGGTGATGTATGGTCAGGATTAATAGCAACCAATACTGCGATTAGAAGTTTAGTTAGTTCTAACGACACAGATATATCCAATCTACAATCAGAAGATTCTAGTTTATGGTCGGCAATCACTGCCACTAACACAGCCATTCGTTCTATCACAACTGCTAACGCAACTGAGATTGGTGATGTATGGACTGGTCTTAAATCAACTAACACCGCTATCCGTTCGTTAGTAACTTCTAACGATTCAGACATTTCAAGTCTACAGACTGAGGATTCTAATTTATGGTCTGCTATTACAGCAACTAACACCGCTATCCGTTCGTTGGTATCTTCAAATGATAATGATATCGATGCTATCAATACTAATTTAGACCAAAAACTAGGTGCTACTTCTAGTGTGACTTTAACTGGTGCGGTCACTGGTTCTGCTTCATTCAGTGCTAATGCTGTATCAATCACAACAACTGCTACTTCAGACCCTACATTAACACTATCTGGTGATGTAAGTGGTTCTGCTACATTTACCAACTTGGGTAATGCTACATTAACAGCAACTGTTGCTGACGATTCGCATAATCACTCTAGTTCTTCTGGTGCGTTTACGGTCGGTGGTGACCTAACTGTATCTGGTGGTGATATTACTTTATCGGGAACTGGTCGTATTCAAGGTATCGATACTGTATCAGCAGGAACTGATGCTGCTAGCAAAACTTATGTAGATACTGCTGTTGCTGGAGTTGTAGATTCAGCACCTGCTGCTCTTGATACTCTAAACGAGTTGGCTGCAGCTCTTAATGATGATGCTAATGCATTTACAACCCTTAACACAAACATCAGTCAAAAGTTGGGTGCTACTGCTAGTGTAACTTTAACTGGTGATGTATCAGGTTCTGGTTCATTCAGTTCTAACGCAGTATCCATTTCAGTAACTGTTGCTGATGACTCACATAACCATGTCCTATCAAATATTGATGGTATTACTGCTACTGTTGCTGAATTAAACATTATGGATGGTGTAACAGCATCTACTGCTGAGATTAATAAACTAGACGGTGTAACAGCAACTACTACTGAGTTAAATTATGTTGATGGTGTTACCTCTGCTATTCAAACTCAAATAGATGAAAAACAAGACACACTCACTGGTGGTGCTACTACAATTGCTTCAAGTGACCTAACAACCAACCGTGCATTAATTTCAAATGGTTCAGGAAAAGTTGGGGTATCTGCGGTTACTTCAACTGAATTAGGATACTTAGATGGTGTAACATCAGCAATTCAAACACAAATTGATAGTAAACAAGCAACTGTCAATGGTGGTGCTTCTACAATTACTTCAAGTAACTTGGGTGCATCAAGAGCATTAATTTCAAATGGTTCTGGTAAAGTCGCAGTATCTGCCGTAACTTCAACTGAATTAGGATACTTAGATGGTGTTACCTCTGCTATTCAAACTCAGTTAAATGCTAAACAAGCAAGTGGTTCTTACGCAGTAACTACTAATAACCTTTCCGATTTGAGTTCAGCATCTACTGCTAGAACAAATCTTGGTTTGGGTTCACTTGCTACACTATCGGCAGTTGGTGCTTCTCAGATTACTGATAACACTGTTGGTGCTGCTGAGTTGAATGTTTCTGGTAACGGTTCAACTTCTCAGTTCTTAAGGTCTGATGGTGATGGTTCGTTCTCTTGGGCAACTCCAACTGATACTAATACTACTTACACTGGTGGTTCTGGTATAACTTTATCATCTACTACATTTAATCTTGATAGTGATGTCAGAGGTGATATGTGGACAATGGGTAGAGATACAAACGATTACTTTACTGTTGGCACAACAACTCAGAGTTGGTATCTAGATGGTGCTGAAGATATGAGATTGACTAACAATGGTAACTTAGATGTTGAAGGTAATGTTGTTGCTCACTCATCAACTGTATCAGATAGAAATCTTAAAGATAACATCGAAAAGATTGAGGGTGCTTTAGATATGGTTAAAGCATTAAACGGTTATACATTCACATATAAGAAAGATGGTCGTTTAGGTGCTGGACTTATTGCTCAAGAAGTACAAGAAGTCTTACCAAGAGCAGTTACTGAACATGAAATTCTTAATACAGAAGGTTCACATTTAATTCTTGAATATGACCAAATTCACGGTATACTTGTTGAAGCAATTAAAGAGCAACAAGCACAGATAGAAGAATTAAAAAATATTATAAATAGTAAATAAAAGAAATTAAGGAGATTACATTATGCCTACTACACTTACATCAACTGGTATTCAGTTTCCAGATGCTACAGTTCAGACTACTCTAGCAGAAGGTGGTGGTGGAATTTATCGAACAAGGAGTCTCGATTTTAACTCAACTGGCACTTACAGTAAAAACCCAGCAACTACTATGATATCAGCACATGTTAAAGGTGGTGGTGGAAGAATTACTGGTGCTCAAGGACACGGCACACAAGAGTATGGTGGCGGTGGTGCTGGTGGTGCTTATGCTCTAATATCTGCAGATGATATATCTGCGACTCAACCAGTTACCGTTGGTGGGGCTGGAGGAACTTCAACCTTTTATAATTTAGTAGGTGGCGGAACAAATAATAGAGTTGCTGGCACTGCTTCTATAAACGGCACATATATATTTGGAAGTTCAAGTTCTGGAGGATTTGGCGGTCAAATGGGTTGGCAAGGTGGTGGTCAAGGAGGTGGAAACTCCCACGCCGGAGGTGGAGGCGGTGGCGGTGGTCAAGCCCCAACTGGCGGCGGTGCGCCAGGTGGTGAAGGAAGTTATTGGAATCAGGGGTCAATGCCAGAATACTTTATGAGTGGCGGTAATGGTGGTGCGGGTGGACATCAGTTCCATGGAGGCACTGGTGGTGGTGGAAATCCAGGAAAACCAGGAAACAGTTATCCATATCAAGGTGCACCAGGACAAAATGGCGGAACTGGTAAGGTAAGAATCTGCGAATGGGACGCAATGTAATTAAATAAAGGTGTATTAAAATGGCAAAACAAATATCAACAATAGACACTGATGGAGTAATTACCGATATTATAATGGTTGACGATGATTATAGTTTATCATCAAGTGAAAAAATTAATTATTGCCAAAGTGTAGGTGAAACTTGGTCACAAGATACTCAAGATGAGTTTTTGGAACTTCAAAATGCTATAGCAAATAGAGAAGCAAGAAACAAATTATTAGCAGAATGTGATTGGACGCAAATGAGTGATTCTAATCTTAGTGCTAATACTCAAGCAGAATGGGCAACATATAGACAAGAATTAAGAGATATGCCTTCTTCAAACTCATTCGTCACAACATCACCCGAATGGCCTATAAGACCAGATTCAGATTATTCTCGTATTCAGTTTGATGCTGATGGACAACCAGTTTTTCATTCGGATGGTATTAGAATTTTAGATGTCGATGGTAATCCATTAGAATATCCTTTAAATATCTAAAAATTTCATATAAAAAAGAAAGCACCCTTCTGGGTGTTTTTTTTGGCGAATAATTTTTCATTATAAATAGTATAATAACGAATTTCAATGGAATTATACTATGGCAACCCCCACTACAAGAACAGAGTTTAAAAAGTATTGCCTGAGAGAATTAGGACACCCAGTAGTAGAAATAAATGTAGACGAAGACCAAGTTCAAGACCGTATTGACGATGCTCTTGATTACTATCGTGATTTTCACTACGATGGGTCTTTCGAAGATTACTACAAGCATGTAATAACATCTTCAGACATCTCTAACGGTTATATTACACTAGATGAAGACATTCATAGTGTTGTAGATATATTTCCAGTAGGACAAGGTCTTAACTCAAGTAATCTATTCAATCTTAAATATCATATTACTCTTAATGAGATATATGACTGGGCTCACGGTCAGTTTGCTAACTATACAATGACCAAAGAAAGAATCGCATTACTTAATGAAATATTTGTAGGTAAACAACTATTCAGATTTAATCGTCATACAGACAAACTATACATTGATATGGATTGGGATGTAATGACTGCTGGTGAGTATATCGTTATTAAATGTTATAGAACAGCAGACGCAGATACTTATTCTGATGTATGGTCAGACAGATGGTTAAGAAAATATGCTACTCAATTAATTAAAAGACAATGGGGTACAAACCTTAAGAAGTTCTCTGGTATGCAACTTCCTGGAGGTTTAACCTTTAATGGTGAACAAATCTATCAGGAGGCAGAAGAAGAAATTAAAAGGTTAGAGGAAGAAGTCATTAACACATACTCAATGCCGTCTTATGATATGATAGGATAATTATGGCAACTAATCTTTATTTCAACAATTACGGTCACCAACAATCTCAATGGTTAATTGAAGACCTTATCATAGAATCAATTAAGATTTATGGTATGGAAGTTTATTATATTCCAAGAACCATCGTATCAGAAGACACTATCTTTGGTGAAGATACTATATCATCTTTCGACGAGGCATTACCTTTAGAAATGTATATTAAGAATGTTGATGGTTTCGAAGGAGAGGGCGATTTCTTATCTAAGTTTGGTTTAGAGATTAGAGACGAAATGACTTTCACTGTTGCTAAAAGAAGATATGAAGAAGAGATAACTTCTCATAGTCATGCTGGAACGGATACAGTATCACATACTCAATCATTAAGACCAGTTGAAGGTGATTTAATTTACTTCCCACTTAATGGTAAACTGTTTGAAATTAAGTTTGTTGAACACGAAGCAATCTTCTATCAAATGGGTAATTTACAAACTTATGATTTGCGTTGTGAATTATTTGAATACAGTCATCAAGCTATTGATACTGGTATTACAGAGATTGATGCTGTTGAAACTGCTTACTCTGGTGATATGGGATTCTATGAGTTACTTGATGAAGCAGGTAATACTCTTGTTACAGAAGCAGGTGAAAGTATTATTAATGATGGTTACCGTATTGAAGATACTGACAATTCAGCAAACAATGAATTGTTCCAAACATCTTCGGTTTCATTTATTGATTTCTCAGAATCTAATCCATTCTCTGAAGGGAGTAGTTGGTAATGTTTGGTCACGATTATTATCACGGAGTTATTCGTAAATATATTGTTATGTTTGGCAATATGTTTAATGATATTAACATAGAAAGATTTAATAACTCAGGAACTTCTGTTCAAACAATTCGTGTTCCTATCGCATATGGTCCGAGAGAAAAGTTTCTTGCTCGTCTAAATCAAGATGCTAATTTAAGTAGAGAAGTTGCTATTCAGTTACCTCGTTTATCTTTTGAGATAACTGATATGACATATGCCCCAGATAGAAGTTTAAACAAACTACAAAGAAATACTGCTTTGGGTGATAATGGTGATAGTTTAAGAAGTCAATTTACACCAGTCCCATATGATATTAATATATCTTTATATGGTATGTTTGATAACAATGAAGATGCTGTTCAAGTGGTAGAACAAATATTACCATTCTTTAGACCAGAGTGGACAAACACAGTTAAACTTATTCCAGAGATGAGTGATTATATTGATGTTCCTACTGTATTAAATGGTATGTCTATTGAAGATACATATGAGGCAGACTTTCAATCTCGTAGAGCAATTATATATACTTTTAACTTTACTGTTAAAGGTTTGATATACGGTCCAGTTTCTAAGAAGGGTGTTATTAAGAGAACATATATTGATATCACTGCTCAAGATTCTAATACAGCAATTGGCACAGAAGCAGGTCCACATAGAAGAACAAGAATTCAGCCAGGAATGTATGCTAATGGTACACCAACTGCGAATAGTAGTGCTTCTATATCGATTTCTAGTATCAATGCGAATAACAATTGGACATACGCTTTTGACGACTATGATTATTTTGATGGGGTAAATAGACATAACCACGATTGACTTTAATACCCCTTTATGGTATAATATAATATGGCAACACAATTTGAAAAAAATCTAAATGAAATATTCGATATTGATGGTGAGATAGTTTCAGAAGAAACAAAAGACTTACCTGCGGTTCAGAAAGAAACCAAAGAAGAAGATATCGAAAACGATTACGACTTTGCTCGTAAGAATCTCTATGATGTAATTGGTAAGGGAACAGATGCCCTTGACCATCTCATCGAATTAGCAAAAGTATCAGAACACCCAAGAGCATTTGAGGTGGTTGCTACTTTATCAAAAACATTAATGGATGCTAACAAAGACCTATTGAATATTCAAAAGAAAGTTAAAGACTTACAAAAAGAAGAAGAGGCAAAGGGTGGTGATGTTAAGAATGTAACTAATGCTTTGTTTGTCGGTTCGACAGCAGAGATGTTGAAAATGTTAAAAGATGAAAAAACTGAAGAATAGTGAAATTTATACAATAAGACTACAAGGTGGTAGGATAGAAAGATTAATAGAATTAATTCAAAAGTCTGATTTAACAGATGAGTGGAAAGAAACTTATATCAATGATATAGAACAACAAGTTGATGAAGAAGTTGTTCCTATTATTAGAAGTATATGGTAAGAATATTATTAGTTTTATTTTTGAGTGGTTGTCAAGGTATGCCAGTTATGGATGCCTTTTCTGTAGTAAACATATTTCAAGAGGCAACTAAAAAACAACCAGAAAAACCTGCTAAGGTTGTAGCAGAAAATGCTTATGACGAAGAGAGGTTTTATGACTCATCTCATAACTGGAATAACACTAAATCTACAAAGGTCGAAAAAATAAAAATATCACCAGAACCGACCCGTAAAGAGGTCAAAAAGACCGAACAAGAGACGGAAGTAGAAAAAGAATGGTCTATACCTTTACCCCTCATTTTAATCGTTTTACTCTCTGGGACAATGTATTTTATAAATACAGTTAGATATTATAGACAGAGGAATGAAAAATGATACCAGTTGAATTGATAACAATGGCAGGTGGTGCTGCTATGGGTGGTTTGTTCAAGTTTATGGACGCCGCTCAAAAGAATAAAGCAGAGCAACAAAAACTTCTAATTCAGAAGAACGAATCAGACCAAAAACTAAAAGCTGCTGACAGAGAGTCCGCAACTGCTTCGGCTGATGCTGCTGCTAAAAGAGTCGGTAATGACCCATTCGCAAAAATGACAAGAAGAATATTTGTTCTTTCTATGTTAGGTATGGGTGCTTGGGCAATGATGGGTGCTTTGTGGGGACTAGACATTGTTGTTCCAGTTGAGGTTCAAAAAGGTGTAAACATTTTAGGTCTTTTTGATAATACACATACAACTACTGAATTCTTTAGATTTGAGAATGCTATTGTTCATTTCGAATGGTTAAAGATTTCTATACTTGCTGCGGGTTCATTCTATCTCGGTAAGTCATAATGTATGAATATAAATGTGAATTGATTAAGGTTGTCGATGGTGATACTATCGACGCCTATATTGATTTAGGGTTCAAGGTGATACTCAAAGAACGAATTCGTTTGATGGGTATCGATACTCCAGAGTCAAGAACAAAAAACTTGATGGAAAAATCTTGGGGTAAGGCTGCTAAAGCATTTCTTAAAGAAGAGTTAGCAAAGTGTGAAGGTAAATTTACACTCACTACTAAACTACAAAAGAAAGGTAAGTTTGGTAGAGTCCTTGGAACAATAATGATTGATGGTAATGATGTAAATCAAATGTTAATGGATAACAAACTTGCGATACCTTACACTGGTGGTAACAAAGAAGAAGGTAGACTACAATATAATGTTAAACATCTTTGGGAAGAAACTTATCATCAGGATCCTAACGCAGGTGTCTAAATGTCTGAAGATAAGGGTTATCTAGGAAACCCACTTTTAAAACGAAAGGGAACAAAATTTAATTGGACAAAGAAACGAATACAAGAGTTTCTTAAATGTTCAAAAGACCCAATATATTTCGCAGAGAATTACATTAAGATTGTTCATGTAGACAAAGGTCTCATACCAATCACAATGTATGATTATCAAAAAGAAATCACTAAACTCATTACAGAGAATCGAAGAGTTGCGGTTGTAACATCTCGTCAGGCAGGTAAGACAACTACTGCGGTCGCAGTTATTCTACATTACATATTATTCAACGAACATAAACTTGTTGGTCTGTTAGCAAACAAAGGTGATAGTGCTAGAGAAATCTTAGATAGAATTAAGATTGCTTATGAAGCATTACCTAAATGGTTACAGCAAGGTGTCATTGAATGGAACAAAGGTTCTGTTGAATTTGAGAATGGTTCTAAGATTATTGCTGCTGCCACATCATCAAGTTCTATTCGTGGTAAGTCAGTATCGTTTCTTTATATTGATGAGACCGCATTCGTTGATGGTTGGGATGAGTTCTTTGCTGCCGTTCTACCTACAATCTCATCAGGAACAACAACTAAGATGTTGTTTACCTCTACACCGAACGGTTTAAATCATTTCTATAAAACTTGTATGGGTGCTAAAGAAGGCACGAATGGTTACAAGTATGTTGAAGTTCCTTGGACTGATGTTCCTGGAAGAGATGAAGAATGGAAGAAAGAAACATTATCATCGATGGACTTTGACCAACAGAAGTTTGCTCAAGAGTATGAATGTGCATGGTTAGGGTCGTCCAACACATTAATTGATGGTTCTAAACTCAAAGCATTATTGCCAAGAACACCATTGAAAGATGACGGTAGACTATTGATGTATGAGAAACCAAAAGAGAATGGAACATATACAATGACTGTCGATGTGAGTAGAGGTAAGGGTTTAGACTATTCAGCATTTCAGATTATTGATGTAACACAGATGCCATACAAACAAGTTTGTGTGTTTAGAGATAATTTCCTATCACCAGTAGAATATGTTGAAGTTATACATCAAGTAGCAAAGTTATATAACAATGCTTCTGTTCTAATTGAAATTAATGATATTGGTGGGCAAGTATCAGACTTACTACATTATGACTATGAATATGATAATATATTATATACAGAGAATCAAGGAAGGAGTGGCAAAAGAATAAGTGGTGGTTTCGGTAAAGGTTCTGATAGAGGTATTAGAACAACTAAAACAGTTAAGTCGGTTGGTTGTTCTATTTTAAAATTATTAGTTGAACAAGACCAGTTAATATTAAATGACCACCAAACTATATTTGAATTATCTCGTTTCAGTAAGAAAGGTAATTCTTATGAAGCAGAGAGTGGTGTTCACGATGACTTAGTAATGGGTTTAGTATTGTTTGCTTGGTTATCTGACCAAACATACTTCAAAGATATCACAGACATAAATACATTATCAAGACTTAGAGAAAAGTCTGAAGAAGAATTAATGGACGACTTACTACCTTTTGGTATACAAGATGATGGAGTCGAACAAATGGAAGTGATTGAAGAAAGAAGATATGATTGGTTAATGGGTGGTGAAGAAGAAAGATGGTAAATACAAAAGATTATATTGAAAATGGTGGGTTTTTTGTATTTAACAATTGGTTGAATGTAGACGACTATTTAGAAATAGAAAAGATTTTTGAATACAAAGATATGTTCAAACCAAAACACCAACCACATGGAATACCTTTTGGTAATAGATTACAGGCTTTTCCGACCTATGAGTCTAATTTAAATCCAGAAATAGAATTTTTTATTTTTAATAAAATTAAAGAACAACTTAATATAGATATTAAAGACTTTTTTTCTATTTTAAGGTTTGTTGATAATGATGAAGTTAAAAAGAGTAAACGGAATGGAAAATATCCTAGTATTCATAGAGATGAATTTGATATTGCTGGGGTTTTATATTTCGACCAAACAGTAGATGGAGGAACTGCTTTTTTTGGAGTTGATGGTGATAGTGTTCCAGAATTTGTTGTAGGAGCATATCCTAATAGACTCATTGTTTATAATGGTCAAGTTTTACATACACCTATGAATGATTTTACATATGATATGAGAAAGTGCTTAGTATTTTTTGCTAACTTCGTATAGAATGTTCTAATTATGTTTTTTTATAAATAATTTCAAATAATAAAGAATTTTAGTTAACTACAATTATCAGGAGATAAACATGCCTTTCCAAGTAAGTCCTGGAGTGAATGTATCAGAAATCGACCTAACCACAGTCGTACCTGCCGTCAGCACAACTGAAGGTGCTATCGCAGGTAACTTCAAATGGGGTCCAGTTAATCAAAGAGTTTTGGTTGATTCGGAAGACAGATTAGTAAGTATATTCAACAAACCAAATTCAAATACGGCAACAGACTTTTTTACTGCTGCTAACTTTTTATCTTACGGTAATGCTCTATATGTAGTCCGTGGTGTAAGTAGTGGTAATAACGCTACTTCAACTGGAACTGCTGGTGCTTATATCGAGGGTGAAGATTATTATAACGAAACATACACTAATTCAAGTGGACACGGTGACTGGGTTGCGAAATATCCAGGAGACTTAGGTAACTCACTAAAAGTATCAGCATGTCATAATGCTAATGCTTGGGAATCTACAGTTTCTTCTTGTTACTATAATGCTACTCGTAACAGTAAAACAATTACACTAGGTGGTGATTCAGATACAACTAATGGTTTCGCAGGTTCTAATGCTGAAGCACAATTTGTTGTTGGTGATATCTTACTACTTGGTCCAGATAAAGAACAAAGAAAGATTGCTTCTTTAAGTGGTAACACAGTTACATTAACATCTGCTTATCAAGGTAATACTGTAACTAACTATTCAGGAAGTATGACTCGTCGTTGGGAGTATTTTGGTGAGTTTGATACTGCACCTACTACTACTGCTTACGCAAACACTAACAATTCACAAGGTGATGCGTTACATATCGCAGTTGTCGACGAAGACGGTTTAATTACTGGTCAAGACGGTGCTATATTAGAAACATACGAAAATGTATCTCAAGCACAAGATGCTAAGACTGATACTGGTGCTGGAAACTACTATAAAGAGTTAGTTAACCAACAATCACAATGGTTGTGGTTTGGTGGTCATAACACTAATCTAGGAAAAGGTGGTGTTAAAGCAAGTCTAGGAACTAACTATCCAGGAAATGATTTACCAGTTACAAATAGTTTGACTAAAGGTAAAGATGGTGCTCAGTTGAGTTCTGCTCAGAAGATTGGTTACTATAACAAGTTTAGGTCTGCTGAAGATGTAGATGTTTCTCTTGTATTAGGTTCTGATGCTGATGGAACACTTGCTACACATCTAATTAATAACATCGCAGAATCTCGTAAAGACTGTATCGTTTGTATCTCTCCAGAAAGAGCAGATGTTGTAAATAACAACGGTTATGACGGTAAAGAGGTTGATGATGTAATTTCATTTAGAGATACTTTACCAAGTTCATCATATGCTGTGATGGATTCTGGTTGGAAATATATGTATGACAAGTATAACGATGTTTACAGATATGTTCCTCTAAACGCAGATACTGCTGGTTTAATGGTTCAAACAGATTCTACAAGGGATCCGTGGTTCTCACCTGCAGGTTTCAATAGAGGTAATGTTAAATCAGTTGTAAGATTAGCATACAATCCAAGTAAATCACAAAGAGACGCATTATATAAGAAAGGAATTAACCCAGTTGTTACTTTCCCAGGACAAGGAACTGTTCTATTCGGTGATAAGACTCTACTTGCTAAACCAAGTGCGTTTGACCGAATCAATGTTCGTAGATTGTTTATTGTTCTTGAGAAAGCAATCTCAACTGCCTCTAAGTTTACTCTATTTGAGTTTAATGATGACTTTACAAGAAGTCAATTCAGAAACTTAGTTGACCCATTCTTAAGAGATGTTCAAGGTCGAAGAGGTATTACCGACTTTAGAGTAGTGTGTGATAACACTAATAACACTGGTGAAGTTATAGATAGAAACGAGTTTGTTGGTGATATCTATATCAAACCTGCTAGAAGTATTAACTTTATTCAGTTAAACTTTGTGGCGGTTAGGACTGGTGTTGAGTTCAACGAAATCGTCGGTGCGGTATAAATAGAGTAAAGGAGAAAATAAAATGGCATTTAATGTAAATCAATTCTCAGGTGCTCTTAAAGACGGTGGTGCTAGAAACTCACTGTTCGAAGTAAATATTACAAACCCAGTAAATGGTGTTGCTGATATCAATATTCCTTTTATGGTTAAAGGTGCTCAGATTCCAGCAGCTTCATTGGGTACTATTGAAGTTCCTTACTTCGGTCGTCAAATTAAAGTAGCAGGTAACAGAACATATGCTGAATGGTCACCTACGATTATCAATGATGAAGGTTTTGATATTCGTAACGCCATGGAGCAATGGTCTCATGCTATTAATTCACCACAGAATAATTTGAGGACTGGTGGTTCAGCCCCTAGTCTATATAAGAGTAACGCACAAGTAACACAGTTTAGTAAGACTGGTGAAATTTTAAGAGTATATAACTTTGTCGGTATATTCCCTACTGAAGTATCTACAATCGACCTAGCATGGGAGACTGAAGGTATTCAAGAATACACTGTAACATTCCAATACGATTATTGGGAAGTTGCTGGTGGTTCTACTGGTAACGCCGGCGGTATTTAATACTCAATTGAAGTGATTCTAAAGGGTCTTATAAATATAGTTTATAGACCCTTTATACAATATGTGAGAAAACTATGGCAATAGAATTATTCGGTTACTCTATCGGTAAAAAGACAGAGACACCACCTACAATTCAATCATTTACACCACCAGAAAATCTGGATGCTGCGGTTCCAGTTAACGAAGGTGGAGTCTTCGGCACTTCTGTCGAATTAGAAACAACTGCTAAAAACGAAGCACAACTCATCACTCGTTATAGAGATATGGCAGGTCAACCAGAATGTCAGAAAGCAATCGATGATGTTGTAAACGAAGCAATTGCTAATCACGAAGATGGTCATCCAATAGAATTAGTATTGGATAATGTCGACCAACCAGATAATATCAAAGAAAGAATTAGAGAAGAGTATGAAGAAATACTAGGTCTTCTACACTTCAACCAAAAGAGTTTTGATATTTTTAATCGTTGGTATGTTGATGGTAGACTATTCTATCACTTAATGATTGATACTAAGAAACCAAGAGAAGGTATACAAGAGATTCGTTACATAGACCCTCGTAAAATTAAGAAGGTTAGAACAGAGAAGAAAGGTAAAAATGGTGAAGTAAACCGTAAGAATCCTTTTGATAAGAAGTATGACGAATACTATATCTACTCTCCTAAAGGAGTTAAAGCAGGTAATGACGGAATTAAAATTGCTACTGATTCTGTTGCTTATTGTCACTCTGGAATACTTAATCACGACAACACTGCTGTTCTAAGTCATTTACACAAGGCAATCAAACCTTTAAACCAACTTAGAATGCTTGAAGACGCAACGGTTATTTACCGTCTTGCTCGTGCTCCAGAAAGAAGAATTTTTTATATCGATGTTGGTAATCTGCCTAAAGGTAAAGCAGAACAATATCTCAGAGATATGATGGCAAAGCATAAGAACAAATTAGTTTACGATGCGAACACTGGTGAAGTAAAAGACGACCGTAAGTTTATGACTATGTTAGAAGATTACTGGTTACCTCGTAGAGAGGGTGGTCGTGGAACTGAAATATCTACACTACCAAGTGGTCAAAACTTAGGTGAGTTAGATGATGTATTATATTTCAGAAAGAAATTATATGAATCATTAAATGTTCCTATCACTAGATTAGAGACAGAGAACGCATTTCAAATGGGTCGTGCTAACGAGATTACTCGTGACGAATTGAAGTTCTCTCGTTTCATTGCTAGACTTAGAAATAAATTCACAGAATTATTCACTACAATCTTAGAGAAACAATTACTACTTAAAGGTGTAATTACTAAGGCAGAGTGGATAGATATGAAAGATAAAATCAACTTCGACTTTATCGAAGACAACTATTTTGCCGAAATGAAAGAGGCAGAAATACTAAGAGAAAGACTTGGTCTACTTAGAGATGTTGAAGAGTATGCTGGAAAATACTACTCAATTGATTACATTCGTAGGGTTGTTCTTAGACAGACTGAAGATGATATGAAAGAACAAGACAAACAAATTGAACAAGAAAAGAAAGAAGGACAGTTCGGCGGTGACGACGAAGAAGACCTCGATTTCTAAAATATTATAAATAATTCAAAAGGAGAATCTTATGTCAGATGTTACAATGAGAGATGCGGTAAAAAGTGCTATGGAAGGTAATCCATCAGACTTTAAAAACAGTGTAAATTCTCTACTAATGGACAAAATTAAACAAACAGTAGAAATTGAAAAACACAAGATTGCTGCTGACTTTATGAACGACACACAAGAGGTGGAGACAGATGAAGAAATTTAAACAATTTTTAGAAGAGTTAGAATTAGAAGAAGGCACTGGTCTTTCCGCCGATGATATGGTCGGTCAAAAAGATTCTGACGACGAAGGAACAACTTTAAAACCTCGTGCTAAGGGTGAAGAAGATTTCAAGAACATGCATAATGTTACTAAGCATGACTACTATGCTGCTCCAGGACAAGACCATGTATTCAACGGTTCTATTAAAGAAGAAGTTGAAGACGAAGAACTTTCTGAAGAAGAGAAACTTGCTTTTGATTTAGAAGAGAAAGCAAAGAAAGAAGATGTCAACATTGAAATCGAAGATGAAGATGAAGATGATGACGAGGAAGAGAAAGAAGATGATGATGACGAAGAAGCAAAAGAGACTATGTCGTTGTTAATGAGAAAGAGAAGAAGATAATGAAAGTTAAAGGAACCGCTACACAATTTTCAACAACAGTAACTAAGTTTACAGATGCTACTGCTGTTTGGGTTTTTAATACACACACTGCTGCTGCTGTAGTAACAGTTCGTAATACCGCAGATGATGCTGATATAGGAACTATCTATGTTGGTGCTGGAACTGGTATCAAGATTGATTTGAATATCGGTGAAGGTCTAAGAGGTGCTACAACTTTCTATGGAACTCAAGTAGCAAGTTCGGGAGCTTAATATGAAACTACTAGCAGAAGTAAACGAAGATATTCAATACATTGCTGAGGCAAAAGAAGATGGTAGTAAAAACTATTTCATCGAAGGTGTTTTCATGCAAGGAAACATTAAGAACCGTAATGGTCGTGTATACCCAGCAGAAGTATTAGAAAAAGAAGTTGCTCGTTATAATAAAGAGTATGTAGAAAAGAATCGTGCTTACGGTGAGTTAGGTCACCCACAAGGTCCGACTATTAATCTTGAGAGAGTATCTCACTTGATTACTAAGTTAGAAAGAGATGGTGATAACTTCGTAGGTAAAGCAAAGATTATGACTGAGACACCATATGGTGGTATCGTTAAGTCATTAATAAATGAGGGAGCCCAACTTGGTGTATCATCAAGAGGTATGGGAACTCTTCAAGCAGACAAGAATGGTGTTCAAAAAGTTGGTAAAGATTTCTACCTTGCTACAGCAGGTGATATCGTTGCTGACCCAAGTGCTCCATCTGCGTTTGTTAATGGTATCATGGAAGGAACCGAATGGGTTTTCGAAAATGGTATTTGGACGGCAAGAGAGGCAGAGATGGTTCGTGAACAAGTCTCTAAGATGTCTGTTAAAGAAGTAGAGGCGAAAAAGTTTCAAATATTTGAAAATTTCTTAAACTCTCTTAAAAAGTAAGTAAAAGTATTATTTTTATAAATAATTACTAAACAAAGATATTGTAAAATTTTAATAGGAGCATTCCAAATGTCTGACAAAGATTTAGAACAAGAAGTTATCGAAACTGTTGATAACGATATGGAGTTGGAGGAAGCAAAGGCATCATTTGGTGACCCTTCTGAAGTGCCTGAGCCAAAGACCAAAGAAAACACACCGCCTGGTGCTAAACCAAACGATGCGGATTTAAAAGACAACCCTAAACAAGGTTCGTCTGTACCAAAGACAAAAGTAGCATTGATGTCTTCTTTAGTAGGTAAACTACAAGCAATGAAGAAAGACGACCTAATGGCAATGTATACTAAGATGTCTGAAGGTGCTGATATCGAAGACCTAGTTTCTGATGAGGCAGTGTCTATCAAAGAGGTTCAAAAAATCTCTGCGTCAGATGTAGATGTTTCTGAAGATGTTGCTGCTATGTTCAAGGGTGAAGAATTATCTGAAGAGTTCGTTTCTAAAGCAACTACAGTTTTCGAAGCTGCTGTTGTTTCTAAAGTAAACGAAATCGTTGAAGGTGTTCAACTTGATATCGAAGCAGAATTAGAGGCTGAGAAAGAAGAAATTATTGAAAATCTAACTAACAAACTAGACGAGTATCTAGAGTATGTTGCTGAAGAGTGGATGACTGAGAATAAGTTAGCAGTTGAGAAAGGTGTTAAATCTGAAATCACTGAAAACTTTATGGAAGGTCTAAGACAACTTTTCACTGAAAACTACATTGACATTCCTGAAGAGAAAGTTGACCTAGTTGACGAGATGGCAGAAAAGATGTCTGAGTTAGAAGAGAATCTAAATGCTGAGATGGAAAAAAACATCGAACTTAAAAAAGAAATTGCTGAATCTAAGAAAGATAAAGTCTTAGAAGATGCGTGCGACGATTTGACTGAGTCTCAAGCAGTTAAGTTAAAGTCTCTTGCCGAAGGTGTAGAGTTTGACGATGCTGAGTCTTATCAAGATAAAATTGATACACTTAAGGAAAACTACTTCCCTAAAGAAGAGAAAGTAGAGATTACTGAAGACCTAGATGATGAACCTCTGGAAATTGATGATGAAACTGAAGTGAAAGTTGCTCCAGAAATGTCCGGATACATGGATGCTATCACAAGAAGCATTCGTAAATAATATATTTTAACAAGGAGAAACAAAATGTCACAAGACAATCTTCAAAAGAAGTGGCAACCAGTCCTTGAGCATCCTGAGTTGGATCCAATTCAAGATTCTCACAAAAAGGCAACTATTGCACAACTTCTAGAAAACCAAGAAGTGGCTGCCAGAGAACAATCATCTCACGGTGGTAACTTTGCTCCGACACTATTAGGTGAGGCTGCTCCTGCTAACGCAATGGGTGCATCTTCTTCAACTGCTAGTGACGGTTCTGTAGATATCTTCGACCCAGTTCTTATTTCACTGGTTCGTCGTTCTATGCCTAACCTTATCGCTTACGATATCGCAGGTGTTCAACCTATGACTGGTCCTACTGGTCTTATCTTTGCTATGAAGTCAAGATACGATTCACAGACTGGTACTGAAGCACTATTCAACGAGTCTAATACTTCGTTCTCTGCTTCTGCTTCTGGTAACACTGCTTCAATCCAAGCAGCTAACGCTTCTGCTGGAACTGGTCATACTGGTACTGACCCTAACGACCGTGCTTCTGGTTCTGGATATACTGTAGAAACTGGTATGTCTACTGCTGATGCTGAGAAACTTGGTGATACTGCGAACAACGGTTTCAACCAAATGGCATTCTCAATTGAGAAAATCGCTGTAACTGCTGTTACTCGTGCTCTTAAAGCAGAATACACAATGGAACTTGCTCAAGACCTTAAGGCTGTTCACGGTCTAGATGCTGAGACTGAGTTATCTAACATTCTATCTGCTGAGATTCTTTCTGAAATCAATAGAGAAGTTGTTAGAACTATTAACTACTCTGCGGTTGCTGGTGCTACTAAGAACACTACAACTTCAGGTACTTTCGACTTAGATACTGATTCTAATGGTCGTTGGTCAGTTGAGAAGTTCAAAGGTTTGATGTTCCAAATCGAAAGAGATGCTAACGAAATCGCTAAAGCTACTCGTAGAGGAAAGGGTAATGTTATGATTACTTCTTCTGATGTTGCTTCTGCTCTTCAAATGGCAGGTGTGTTAGACTATGCTCCAGCACTAAACAACAACCTACAAGTAGATGATACTGGTAATACTTTCGCTGGTGTTCTAAATGGTCGTATCAGAGTTTACATTGACCCGTATTTCTCAGATGCTACTAACCAATACTACACAATCGGTTATAAGGGTTCTTCAGCATTCGACGCTGGTTTATTCTATTGCCCATATGTTCCATTACAAATGGTTCGTGCTGTAGGTGAGAACACTTTCCAACCTAAGATTGGTTTCAAGACTCGTTACGGTATGGTTGCAAATCCTTTTGCTACTAATGACGCTAACGGTGTTGCTGCTAGACTAGGTTCTGGTGATGGTAACATTTACTACAGAATTGCTAAGGTTACTAACCTAATGTAATTCGAGGTAAAACTCACATATAAAAGACCACCCTTCGGGGTGGTTTTTTTATTCTTAAAACTATTATAAATAGAGTTATGGCAGAAAGACCTTCAGAACCAAATAACAAATCACTACTCTCACCAGTCGGTTTTAAGTTTAATATACAAAGACTACCGCATGTGAATTACTTCTGTACATCTGCTAATATTCCTGATGTTACTTTGGGTCAAGCAGAGGTTCAGAATCCATTTGCTAAATTAAAGAGAGCAGGTGAGAAGATAGAGTTTTCAGATTTAACACTTGAGTTTCAAGTAGATGAAGATATGAAAAACTATCAAGAGATATTTGATTGGATACAAGGGTTAGGGTTTCCAGATAACTTTCCTCAAAGAAAATCTATTACAGAACCGTATAGTGATGCTTCGTTAGTTATTACTACTGCTGCTTATCAACCAAACATAGAGATTCGTTTTAAAGAATTATATCCAACAAGTCTTCAGTCTCTACAATTCGATTTAAAACAAGGTGACATAACATACCTTACTGGGTCGGTATCGTTCGCATACCGTAGTTACGATATCCTTACTATTACTTAGCGCCTATTAGTTCTTGAAGGGGAACACCCCTATTATACTGAGAATTTACAACCTTGTCAACTTTTTTAAATACTTTTTTTATTTTTTGACTTTTAATATAATTTAAGGTATAATACCACTATGAGAATTTTTGATAATATATTTGACCCAACTTGGATTCACGATACTACCAACCTTTTAAAACATAAAGTTGCGTGGAATCCGAATAATATTGCTAATAGGTCATCTTACCCAAATGGTGAAATTGGTTCACATTTAATGTTGGGGTGTGTTCTTTTTAATAGACTTGATGATGATATGATTGAATATACTTTACCTTTAGAAGATACTAGAAGATTTATAGGTGCGTGGTATGCTATTATGAGAAGAGCAGAAAGAAATGGTCTCTTAGTTAATATAGGTGGTAATCTTCAATTCAAAGGTATGGATGGAACTAAACATATAGATGGGTGGCCTTGGAATTATGTTTTAATGTTGGGAATGGATAATAAAGATTTAAAAGGTGGTGAATTTATAAACGAGACAACTGGTGAGGTTGTTGAATATAAAAGTGGAAGAGTGATTGAAATTGATAAAGGGGAAGAACATAGGGCAAATGCTTTTGATAACCCTAATGTTCCCAGATATACTTTGAGATTGAGTGGCAATGAATATAGAACAAATAGTAACTGAGTGGAATAAAGATTCTAAGATAGATGAAACTGAATTGGGTATGGAGTCTGCTAAGATACCTTCTATTCACAATAAATATCTGAAAATTTTTATGGGTGAACGAGTTGCCCTTAAGAAAATCTACGCAAAGAAAAAGAAAACAGAACGAACCCTATTAGAATATTATTTGGGTGAATTAGATAAAGATGAATTACAAGAATTAGGAAGAGACCAATTCTTTAAGAAGTTATTGAAGAATGAGGTTCAGTTGTATATTGAGTCTGATGATATGTTTATAGATATTACTTTAGAACTTGCTATGCAACAAGAGAAGGTAGACTACTTAGAGTCTATCATTAAGAGTTTAAACAATCGAGGGTTTCAGATTAAGTCTGCCATTGATTGGAATAAGTTTGTGACTGGTGGATAAGATAGAAGTATACAAGAAAGATGAAGTATTTCTTAAGATAGATTGTGAACGAGGAACTGCTAGGGAATTATCGGATTATTTTACATTCGAAGTTCCTGGTGCTAAGTTTATGCCTTCTGTTCGTAATCGATATTGGGATGGAAAGATTCGTCTGTTCAATGTCAACACAAGACAAATCTATGTTGGTCTACTTAAACACATAAAACACTTCGCAAAAGAAAGAGACTATGAAGTTATTGTTCACGATGATTTAGAAGATACAATCGATGTTCCTCTAAATGAATTACAGAAGTTTCTTACAGAAGAGAAATACGAACCAAGAGAATATCAGTTAAGAGCAGTTGCTCATGCTATTCGTAATAATAGAGCATTGATTCTTTCACCAACTGCGAGTGGTAAATCTTTTATTATCTACAGTCTACTTAAATTCTATTTGAAACAGATAAAAGGTAAGGCGTTGGTCATCGTTCCTACCACATCTTTGGTATCTCAGATGGGTTCAGACTTCGAAGACTATAGTAATGGAACCTTTGAAAAAACCCACAAAATCATGTCTGGCGTCGACAAGAATGACCCAAATTCAAGAGTTTATATTTCTACTTGGCAGAGTATATACAAACAAAAAAAGGAGTATTTTGACCAATTCTCGTTGATTATAGGAGACGAGGCTCACCTTTTTAAAGCAAACTCTCTTACATCGATTATGGAGAAGTTACCCAATTGTAAGTATCGATTTGGGTTTACTGGAACACTAGATGACACACAGACAAACAAGTTAGTATTAGAAGGTTTGTTTGGGTCGGTAATGAAAGTAATTACTACCAAAGAGTTGATTGATGATAAGACACTTGCTGACTTTCGTATTAAGTGTTTGGTGTTGAAATATCCAGACGCAGAATGTAAAAGAATGAAGGGTTCTTCTTATGTTGAAGAGATGGACTTTATTGTTGGTAACGACACACGAAATAACTTTATTAAGAACTTGACAATTACACGAAAAGGTAATACACTATTACTATTCCAATATGTAGAGAAACACGGTAAGATTCTCTACGATAAGATAAATAGTGAAGTAGGTGATAAGAGAAAAGTATTTTTTGTATATGGTGGTGTAGACGCAAATGAAAGAGAAGAAATCAGAAGGATTACAGAACAAGAGAATGATGCCATCATCATTGCTTCGTTTGGTACTTTTTCTACTGGTATCAACATACGCAATCTTCATAACATCATATTTGGTTCTCCTTCAAAATCTAGGATTCGTAACTTGCAATCCATTGGTCGAGGACTGCGTAAGGGTGATAACAAAGAGAGAGCAACACTCTATGACATCGCAGATAAACTTTCTTGGAAGAGTTATAACAATCACACGCTCAAACACTTTGCCGTTAGAGTAAAACTATATAATGATGAAGAGTTTGATTATTCAATTTACAACATAAGGTTAAATTATGAACCATTACAAATATAGTATTATGAATCTATCGAGTGGAGAAATAATCATCACTGAAGTAAGTGACTTTGATGAAGAAGATTATGTATTCACATTAAAGAATCCAGTTAAGATTGTAACTGACACAAATAAGACAACTAAGACTATGCAGTTATATTCATATCCTTATGTTCCTTTACTACAAGAAGATGAACCAGTAGAGTTAAGTGGTTACCACATTGTTTCTGTTACTCCAGCAAACGAAGAAGTTTTAGAATATTACTTAGATTCGGTAGACCACATTTATATGATAGATGAAGATGGAAATATAGGTTTATCTAATAAAGACATACAAAATAAAGTTAAAGCAGAATTATCAAAACAAATTATACAATTAGCAAACACAAGTATTCACTAGGAAATTATTATGGCGAAGAAACAAAAAAATTATGTAAACAATAAAGACTTCTTTGAAGCAATGGTTGAGTTTAAGAAGTCGGTTGAAGAAGCAGAAGCAAAGGGTGAGCAACGACCTCAAGTTCCAAAGTATGTTGCTGAATGTATCACACTGATTGCTCAACGACTATCTCATAAACCAAACTTTATCAACTACACATTTAGAGAAGATATGATTGGTGATGGTATTGAAAACTCTTTGAGATATATTGACAACTTCAATCCAGAGAAGACTCAGAACCCATTCGCATACTTTACTCAAATTATATACTATGCTTTTCTCCGTCGTATTCAAAAAGAGAAGAAGTATCTTTACACTAAATTCAAAGCAACAGAGAATGCTAATCTGATGGGTGAGGTTGTAGATTTACAAGGACACGATATCAGTGGTCAGTTTGATGTTGACATTAAAGCGTCTGATGGGGCTGCTGAGTATATGGCAGAGTTTGTAGAAGCATTTGAAGATAAACAAAACAAGAAAAAACTAAAAGATGATAATAATTGATGATTTTTTAGATAATGATTATCTAACACATATTCAAAATATTATACCTAATTTACATTGGAAACTTCATGGAAGTGTTGATGGTAAGTTGAATTTCTTAAACAGTGTTGGTGACTTTCCTCACACAGATGCTTTTAATACTCTTGCTGAAAAGATTCTAAATTTGACATATTTACGAAACCCTAGTATAATCAGATGTTATGTAAATCTTAATCCTCAAGGTGAATATCATAGTGGTAGATGGCATGAAGATGATGGTGATATAACTGCTTTGTTTTATCCATATGAGTGGAAAAAAGAGTGGGGTGGGGAAACAGAATTTAGGGATGGTAGTAAAATTGAAAATAAAATGAATAGATTAGCATTGTTTAACGCAAATAATCCACATAAAGCATGCGAACACACATCACCAAATTTTAGATATAGTATAGCATTTAAACTAGAGGCAGATTGGAATGAAGATAGCATTAATAACTGATACACACTGGGGAGTTAGAAACGACTCCAAAGTGTTTTATGAATACTTTGAGAAATTTTATAATAACACCTTCTTTCCAGAATTAGAAAAACGAGACATTAAGACAGTCATTCACTTAGGTGATATTGTCGACCGTCGTAAGTTTATTAACTATGTGACTCTGCGTAAGATGAAAGACATCTTTATTGACAGATGTGTTAAAGACAAACTTGACCTCCATGTAATCGTCGGTAATCACGATGTTCCTTTCAAAGATACAAATGAGTATAACTCGATGAATGAGTTATTCGATAAAGAAGATATCACATACTATTCAGAACCAAAGACTGTCCAGTTTGATGGCACAGATATTCTGATGATGCCTTGGATTAATAAAGAAAACTATGACCATGCTTTAAAGACGATGGATGACACTCCTGCTCAGATTATGTTTGGTCATTTAGAAATCGCAGGTATGTTAATGATGGTGGGTCAAGCAAACCCACACGGTATGAAGAAGAGTCAGTTTAAGAAGTTTGACCAAGTATTAAGTGGTCACTTCCATCACAAGAATTCGAGTGATAACATCACTTACTTAGGTTGTCCATATGAAATGACTTGGGCAGACTACAACGACCCTAAAGGTTTCCATATCTATGATACA